GCCCATGAAATATTCTCCCGCAACGCCCAGCGCTTCAGAAAACTTTCCTTGAGAAATAAGCATTACGATCCGAAGACCATCTACCAACGCATAAATAGGCATCATCGCTAGCTTTAATATTCCCAGTAGTCCTTTTATGGATTGAGATAGCATCGAGATGGCAAAAGAGCTATCACCAAATGCCGGATCTGACATCAATTTGATTAATTCTGTAAATGGCTTTATTAAAGGGATTATTTGATTACCTATTTCTTTAAAAGCTACCGCAATAGCTGACAGCCCTTCCCCGTTGCGTTTGGAAACATTTTCTGTTAATGATTTTCCGAACTCCTCGATGAATTCGACAAGAGGTGTGATTACTGGAATCATAGCCTCAAATGCTTTTGTTAGAGATTCTTGAAATGATTGTAAGTTTCTTGCTCTTTTAGCTGCCTCTTCGTAGCTCGCTGAGTTTTTACCAATCTCGCCATTTAGAGAATCCATGTCCCCCTTCAACATAAGAGCCAACTCGCCAACATCCTGTAAGCCGGCAGCTTCAGCAAAAAACTTTCTCTCGTAGTAGGACATAGTGTCAAAAGACTTGCCAGCATCCAAAATAGAATCACGGATCATGTTGAAGCGACCGACAGGATCTGTCTCGGTCACCAACTCCATTGCATTGACGAAATTGCCTCCAAGCGCTGCGTTTAGCTTACCTGCTTGTTCTGCTGCGCCATCAAATGTGTCAAACTTGTCTACAATTGATAGAAGCCTGCTTACCTCGAAACCTGTTACCTTAGAAGCAACTGCTAGATCTTTAAACGCTTGGACGCCTTGAGAACCAAACTTAGCCAATTGAGGACCAGCCCCCGCAAAATCAGAAGCCATTTTGGCAGGAGCGATTCCAATGTCTTGTGAGAGAGCTTGTAATTCTCTCATAGTCCTGTCGGACTGTGCCGCTGTTTGGTTGAATGATTTATTGAGATTCTGGTATGATTTCGCTACATCACCAGCACTCATTCCAAGTTTGGTCATCAATGTGGCGTTGGCTGCCGTCTGTTGTCCAACTTCTGGTGCTAGCCTGTTGAAATCTGTAAAGGCTTCGCTTAATGATTGAGACGCTGCCAAGGTGTCTTCAACAGAAGCACCAAAAAGGCGCGTTTTTTCCGTAGAGGCAGCGATGGATAGAGAAAATTCGTAACTAGAACCGGTTGTTTTTTCAAACTCTCGCCGCATGTCTGCAACATTTACGGCAAGTTTTGTAATCTTGACGCCTATTCCAACAACAACGGCTAGAGCAACAAGAGCAGCAGCTATCGCACCAACTGCGACTATGAGAGGTCCAGATGCTGCCACTGTTGCCGCCATAGAAGAAGCCATCGCCGAGAATCCTCCCGCACCACTAGCCGCAGCACCGCCTGCGCTGCTCATAGAACTTGCTGCTTTTTGGAACATCGGTCCAAACTTATCTTTTGCAAATTTACCACCAATATTTGCAACTTGCTTTCCAACATTCTTTAATCCACCCAGGATGTCTCCAGAGCCTATCTGAATAAGATTGTCAGCAAACTGTCCCGCTTGCTTTTTGACTTCTTCAAAAGATTTAGCTTGCTTGTCTAATTCCGAGGTGAGACGTTCAGTCTCCTGGGTCTGTTTTATTATGTCTTCTGAGAGTCTTCTTCTCTCATCAGCGGTGGGTGCAGCGTCTCTTTCTGCTTTCAACGCTTCAGTTTTGGCTTTTGAAACCTCTATGCTTTCTCTATCTGCCCTGTTCTTGTCCCCCATAGCTATAGCCGCGTCTCTTGTCTCTTTCGCTTCTTCTAATAATGCCTGAGCAGAGGCTTTTATGGATCCAAGCTGGCGTTCACGGGCTGCCGCTGCTGCCTCTATCTGAGCAGCGAGTTGATTTTCGTCGCGGAGCGCTTGTATTTTTGCAGCAGAAACATCAGAAAGCGCTTTCGCCAGTTCTTTGGTTATGGCGGCGGCTTCACCGCCAGAACTTATTATCTGTTCTAGTAATGATTTAAGGCTTTGTGTAGAATCCGGCACTGGAGTTACCTCTCCCTATAAATAGCCATCTATGCAAAAAGCAAGGGCTCCCGAAGGAGCCCAAGTCTATCTGGCATATTCTTTTGGAATAGATGGCTGGTTGGAGGGGGTCAATTCTTGATAATTTGAGTTTGACTTACCACTTGAAGCTTTCTTTATTGCTTCAGCTTCCATCTCAAGCTGTTTAATAGTCCGCTGAACAAACCATCTTCTCAGCCCTAGAGGCAAGCTGTAAGCCTCCGAAAAACTCCAACCGCCGTTATACTTGAGGAAGAAAATTTCTTCATAAACTCCCTCGTTGTACTCATCGGTCAGGCCAAAAAAAGTCCGCAGTGAGCGGCACCTCCATATCTTGTGTGTGCCCACAAGCAGAGCAAGAGAAGTGCTGTGTCAAATCAACATTGGGGGTAGCCATCTTGATAACCATTCTTAGGTGACGAGAATCAGACGATGGTAAATTATTGGCAACATAAGTTCTTGCTTGTTGTGAAGAATCCCCATTAACACTGATTATTAGAGACTGAAGTTGGGATGTGATCACGCCCTGGGAGTCATTTAGTTTTGTTAACATGTTTTCTTCTCGACCTGTCAGGAGTCTAGCGACAACTGAGACTTGTGTTCTCGGCAGAATACAGGTTATTGTCCCGTCTCCATTATCTGTAACCTCTAAATCATCTCTTGTTTTTCCATGAAAGATGTTAGCTGCGTTCAAATCAAATCCATAGTCTTGCTTTGTTTCACAAGCAGGACATTGAACACTGGTTTTGTAATCATTACCATAGCCAGAGACTCTAGCAGCAATAATGATTGCGTTGCGATCACCAATGAGTAATGTAGAAGGGTTGATCGCCTTGTTCACGATAAGGCTTTCGATTAGTTTATCAAGTGCTACGCCTTTCTTTAGGAGTGTTCTCGAAGTGAGAATGTCCTCTTCTTTAGCAGTCATTTGCTTGATTTCGATAGAGTCTTGTCCGTGTAACGGATGTCCCTGTGCATAGAAGCGCCCCTGGGAGGGCAGATCCACAAACTCTGTGGGGACTACAAACGAGAAACCCCCACCACCCTGGTGGGGTGGAGGGCTCGTGTCAGGCTGTTGAGCGCCGCCTAGGCGATCCTGATTTCTTGACAATTTACACCTCGCGTTTAGTTATTGTCTTATTAGGCTTTGAAGAATTCGTTGCCACCGGAACCGTTGACAGCAGAAGAATTGTTGAGTGTCTCAACTCTTGCCCAGTCAAAGCGAAGTTCTACGGTTGTTGTAGATAGTTCGTCACTTGTGTAGTCAAGGTCATCTTGCTTTAGGCTTGTCATGAAAGCATTCCATAGGGTCCAAGACTCTACTGGGTTGCCGTCACCATCAAGCTGGGTGATTAGAACGGTTCCAAGAGCGCCTGTAGCCTTTGCCTTAGAGACAGTGCCTAGGGAGTTAGCATCGGTCGGTGGGGTGTAGCCAGAAGCAACCATGATGTCAGCAAAAGTGGCAGTAACATCTGGGTCAACTGGATCCACTAGGGTGACTGTTACTTGTTCCCAAGTTACATTTCCTGGGTAGTAGAAAGTGTGACCAAGGTATTTGTGCTCAGCAGCATTTACGCTGAAGCCGGGCTTTGTGGCTGTTTTAGCGTACCAAAGGAGTGCGCCGCCCTGGGCTGCGTTGATTCCTTGGAACTCCACAGTAAAGCGATGTTTACGCTTTGGATCTTTTAGTGTTGTATCTTGACCGAAGTTGGTTGACCAGAATGGCATTTGTTAAGTTCTCCTATGTTCACAAATAAGTAGTTGGTGGGGGCAAAAGCCCCCGTTTATCAATCGTCGAATGATGCGCCGGTAGAAGCTACCACAAAATCAATTGCGATGTATTCGATGGCGCGTGCTGGCTTGACCATGATCTTGGCATACATGATGTTCTGATCAACTAGGTCAGGGGTTGTTGTGCTCTCGTCGAGGATGAGGCGGTAATCAGAGATACCGAACTGAACCTTGACGTTGGCTAGGAATGGCTCGACTAGACCCTTGAAGCGGTTCCAAGTTGCCTGCACATTCTGCTCGAAGAGAATCTGTGTAGATAGGATGGAAATTTGCTTCTTGAGGTAGATGACTAGACGACGCACATTGATGCGGTCTAGGGCAGATGGACGCTCTTGTAGAGTCTTCTGACCGAACACCACGATGCCGGAGCTTGGGAAGCTAGCAATTGGGTTGATGCGAGCATCGTAGAGGGTGTCTCTTTCTTTAGAGGAGAGACGCTGGCTAACATTCGAGATTGGAATACCCGCAGCACCATCAGAAAGCCCACCTCTGTTAAATCCGGCTGGAGCGAACCAGACCTGTGCGGATCTCTCAGATGAAGCCATAACGCCCATCATAGCAACGGTGGGGGGAACCCAAAGAAGTTGTCCAGTTCTCTCATCAAGAGTTTGTACCCATGGGAAGAATGTAGCACCGTAGGATGAATCAATCTGTCGTGTGCGGAGTGCTATGGCTGAGGTAGTGGCGTTGCCTACTACGCGGGCAGTCCTAGTAGCGATACCTTCCGCTACTGGCTTGTAGACATTAGGAAGATCGATTAGCGCGAGGGCATCTGCGCGGTCTTCACAAGCTTCAATCATCATCGTGGTTAGACCAGTATTAGTTAGACCGGGAGCAGATAGTAGATTCATGTCTAATAAGTCTGGGTCTGCGACCGTATCGATTGCCTGCTTGTAAGTGTTGTAGGCGTAGTTTGTTAGTTCAGTTGCGCTGCTCATTCCGTCGTTATAGAACGGGTCTGGCTTCAATATATTCACACCATCAAAGCCGCCCCAAACTGGAGCAGTGAAACGGTTGTAGGAATCATCTTCTAATAGATGCCCTGAACCACTAGTGGCAGTACGACTTGTGCCCGCTACACGAGAGCCCTGAACATAAACTGCTGTGCCGGTTGAATCAACCTGTAGATCATCCATGGTAAAGTAGTAAGCTGGTGTTGTAGCGGAAGGCCAGTAGCGATGTGGGGCGGCAGCAGAACCGTCTGGTACTGTGCTAGTTGGAGTTCTGGTTGTTTGCATTCCGAAGTAAGCGTTCTTCTCATTAAATAAGCCCCCATCAGAAGAACTAGCGCGAAGTCTAGTCGATGGGAAGCCAAAGGAGCCAGTCCTGCCGACTGCTCCATCGGAAAGAAGAGTGGCGGCGCTACCAAAAACACTACTAGTAACTACGAAGTCTGTTGCAGTTCCGGTGAATCCAGTAGCCTTAACATTAGCGACGGTTGAGTAGGCATTGGGACCGTGGTAGCCAAACGGTAAATACTTGGCATTTAATAGTCCAGCGTAAGCTTCATCTTCCATCTCAACATAGAATAATTTAGAATTATTTGGGTATTCTCCATAACTTCTTATAGTTCTTTCGGTTGAATTCCATTCGGTAGTCACATCACCGATTACTCTAGCAATAAAGTTTTCGGAAGTTGGGTTTAGGTTTAGATTATCAAAACGCTCAATAACAACGACCTTATTATCTGTATCTCTTAGCGCTCTGACTACTACCGAAAAAGAACCATAATCAGAAGTGTTAGTAGTAGAGGGTTTGATTCTTTCGATAGAAACCTTGGTGTTCTTGTTTAGCCACTCTCCGTGCTTGCGACCAACAAGGCGAAATAATTTCTGTGCTGCTGAGGCAACGTAAGAGCCCGCAGCGCCAAGATCCTGACCGACAATCCAGCCAGTACCAGCTTCGCGCAAGCCTTCGCGGCTTGATTGAGGGCCTTCACTTACAAGAGTACTCTTAGCAATTGGGAGAATAATTCCCAATGAGGCGGCTACGGTGTAAGAAAGGTTTCCAACTTCTTGCTCAAAAGACTCTCCAAGCCAATAGGCTTCTTCCGAGGCGGCTGAATAGAAGTCGCTAGCATTAGTATTTCCTAGAAGCGGGTTAGTGTTAAACACCTTGCGAATAAATTTATCTTCAGAAGAAGCGAAGTTGAAGGTGTATTTGTTAGAACCCCCAGCAGATTCGGTTATTTCTACGGTGTAGTTGTTGCTGCTATCTGGTTCAAAAAAAGCTCCAACCTTGGCAGCAGTTGCTGTACTATTAGCATAAGTTCCTGAAAGTAGAACCTGTGAGCCACTATCGATGTACCAAACAGCAGCCAAAGTGCCTGTTCCAAGATTTGCGGCAGATGAGCTTTCAAATAGCCATAGCCCATAAGCACCGCCATTGTCTGCAATTGCAGCAGCAGGATTCTTGGTAGTCTCCCAACCGGCATACCCAGCTTCGACAGCATTAGTGTTCTGTTGACCGAGCAAACGAATGTAAGTTAGTGGAGCAACATTGGAATTCAAGAACGCCTTGGCGGCATAAGTGCCATACATGGGGGTCTGGTAATTACCATCACGATAAACATCACCACCAGCATTTCCGGCAACCGTGCCGCCAAAAACCTGAACAAAGTCGGAGTATGATTCAACCTTAATAGGCTGCATTGCTGGACCTTTTGCTGCGCGCCCGATGATTACTGGACCGATGGCGTCTGGTCTACGTGGGTGGAAAGAGTTATCAATCTCGTTGATAAACACACCTGGGGACACAAACTTAAAGCTTTTAACTGACATTCTAGAAACCTCTCTTTTGTAAAAATAATGCTAGATAGCATCGCTAATCATAGTTTAAATAGTAGTGTTGAAACCCAAAACACTTCAGGATGTGTCTAGTCCATTAAAAAGTTATCACTACCTGCTGGGACAACTGTTTCTCGCGGATAGGTTATTTCTACTACGCTTTCTTCTTTGGTAACAATAGGTCTGTCGTCGCTATTACCTTCGCCGATTAAATAGCCGAGAACTTTGATGCTCACTTCACTTGTAAATTGTCTTTCGTCCTCTCCTAGATTAGCTACGTTGTTACTTTGGCTAAACCCTTGGTCGATGAAAGCCTCGTAAAGATGACCATTTCTACGCATTATGAAAGAGTTTATTTGACCTGTTCTCGTCATAAAAGGTTGGGTTAGATCATTCATTTGTTGTTGGTATTCGGTCTTGACTATTATCTTGTAATCAAGATTGACGTAGATGGGAATAGGGATAGACAAAGTCTCAATAACAACCTTTTTGTTTACTCTCGGGAAGTATTTCTGTCTATCCCCTGATGTGTTTGTGCGCGTGTTACTTACTACAGCGAAGTTGCGAGTCTTATCTTGTTTGATTCTCTTGGCAATAGTCATTCGACCTGTTCTGCCATTTCTTTTGTTAGAGAAAATCTGTGCCTGATAGCCCCCCTTTCTTGAAGGATCTTTTGTTATTGCTGTTCTCTCGACTGTAACCACGGGAAGAGTGATAGCACCAGAGCTATGATCGTCGGGCTCTCTAAGATCTCTGTTCTTCTTGATTTGAAATGCTCGCTCGGGGGTCTGCCACAAAACAGGCACACGCTTGTAGCCTTCATTTGTTGTTGTGGAGAGATCCAGATCTTCTTTAATCCAAGACATCATCGCATAGTCTATGTCCTCTATGCGAGAACCTAGCATTCCTATCTCTTGTAGAGTGAAGTCTTTCTTGTCTTCTGGTAGTTGTGCAAAATCAAAGTTATCAGGTAGCATCGAATAGTCCCTTGCGTGCTCTCTTGCATGTAGCAGAGATTTCAAATGTTTGGTTTACTTGACCGAACAATCTTCTTGCAGAAGATAAGCCCATAATCTCATAGTAGAGATCTCCATAGAGAACAAAGTCTCCCTCGCGGACAAATAGATTTTGGTCTTCTGTAAGTCTGCGCTTGTGGAAGTGGACGGTGATCTTTGAGACATTATCCACTCCTACTGAATCTAGATAAGAAGTGTTGTCTTCGTCAAACTTAACTAGGGCATAAACCCTTACAGGTGGTAAATAGGTTTTCTCTACTGCCTCACCATAAAGTTCGTGAAAGTTTGTTGCTTCAAGATCGATAGGATAGTAAAGGATCTGTTGTCCAATAACTTTCTCTACCAGTTCATCATTAACTTGCTTTACAAGATCTCGTTCCTTCTTACCAAGAAAGAGTGGAGGAGGAGGTGATGCTGGTCTGGACCATTCGTTATCTGACATTTAATTATCCTACAAAGATGGGTAGCGGAGAGCGACGAAGAGTTTCTTCTGCTGCCGTGACCTTCTCTTGCTCTTTCTTGGAGAGTTCTGTGTATTCGATCTCTTTCAACATGTCTGTTAGTTTCTGACGGAGATCGTCTTTTTCTTTTTGAGCCTCGGATAGAAGCGCAGAGTAGTTTAGGGTGACGGACTCGCCTGGAATTGGAACTGTCTGGAACTTACCACGAATCTGTCCTAGCATCTCCTTACAGAGAGCGAGAGCATAGTTGCGAATCCATTGTTTGCCCATAGAGTTGATGTTCTCGTAGGGGATGTTGTCGAATGGTAATGTGTTGATGTTGTTAACGCCTTCGACGCCAGTGTTTACATCACCAGTCTCGCCCCAAGAGTTATCGGCTACGCGGAAGCGGACCCAGATGCGGTTGAGATAGCCAGCAAAGTTATCGTGTCCGCGCGGCGTTGGGTAGAGTCTAAGTTTGTTGTCGAGAATCTCAAATGAGTAATGAGACGTTCTTGTGTAAAGAGCATCTTCATACATTATTGCTTGTAGTTTGTTCTGCCAAGTTGGAATAATCTCAAAAGACGAGTCGTCAGCATACTGTCCGTAGGTGGAGGCATTGCCTGCGACACCAACGCCGCCATAGTAGCCATAGAAGCGCCACATAGCGATTGGAGAGCGATAAAAAACTTTATCAATTATGACCCTAGAGTCTCCAACTTTTCCAGCATAAGGCACAGCATTGCCGTCATCGTCTAGTCCTGTTGCGGACGCGCCAGAGATGATAGATTGAAGATCGTAATCTTGTTGGTTTTTGACCGTTGTGAATGAGGCGGAATAGATTGGAGTTGTTCCACCGAATCCAGCCATTGTTGCTACAGCGTCTCCTATCTTGTTTGCGTAAGATAGAGTGATTTTGGAATACTGTAGGTTAGTTCCGGCTGGACCAGACAAGGAATCACCTTTGTGATCGAATGTGCCTGTGGTCTTGCCGAGAGCATCGGGCAGAATGTTTTTGCCTTGATGCATGTTGAGGATGTAAGAATACTCTAGAACTGCTTCTTCGTAGGCAGCATAGACGTTTGAGTCTGTTAGTTCAATGTCTACAACATCGCCACCTAATCTTTTGTAAACAAAGTCTACTTGTTTTGCTGCGCCGCTTAAGAAGTAATCTGAACTATTGTAGACTCCAAAAGGGACGGCGGCTGCTACATCACCGGCTGTTCCGGTCTGTGAGAGAATGATAGCGCTTGTTTGTGAGATGGGTTGTAAGTTTGTAGGCATTCATAGAGCCTCCTGTTCGTAGTAAATAGTGAGGGCATAAACAAAAACCCCCTGCCGAAGCAGGGGGTTTAGGTTTTAGGTCAAGCTGCTATCAAGCGCCAGACTCACCTAGGAGACCACGGACGACAACTAGACCGTACATATCTGGACGGACCATCTGCTTCGCGTAGCGGGTCATAACACCCTTACGCGGAACGAAGTCTTCCGGTCCAAAGATGGTGGGAGTGGTCTGTAGCGGCACGTAAGGTGCGTAGACATAACCAGACTCTAGGAAGCTAGAACCACGGCGACCGATTAGAATCACGTTGCGGAGGAAGTAGGGGTCAACGATGACATCAAACTTCTTGCTTAGTGAACCGACCTTGAGAGCGCCGATAGAGCCCTTCTCATCGTCGTGAGTTACAGAGGCACGGAAGCCAGCGGTGAACTCAAGGATGTTGGCAACCTCGGGTCCGCAGACCACGAAGTTAGCACCACCACGGAGAGTCTTGCGATGGATCTGAGCAGACACGTCGTTTACTGTCTCGACGAGAGTCTCGTACCACTCGCTGACGGTGCCGGTGAAGTCGGGAGCCTTAGTAGAAGCACCGATTTCGTTACCGTTAGAGTCAACGAAGAGACCCGGAGCGCGTGACCAGTAGCGAGTGCCAGCGGTGGCACCGTTTACGAGGTCAGCGAGGATCTCACGGTCGATCTCAAGAGCAATCTGCTCAGAGAGAAGACTGGTAAGCTCAACCTCGGCGTCGAGGTTGTGGTAGGCGTTGAGGTCCTGACCGAGTTCGGGGGTCCACTTAGCCTTGAGCTTCTTGGTCTGCGCTGTGACAGCAATAGAGTCAACCTTGATGTCGATCTCGGGGATGTCGGCGTTGCCTTCGAGACCCCAACCAACATTACCACCAGCGATAGAACCAAGACCAGTGCCTTCTTCGAACTGGTCGCGCTGCGGGACTTGAGCAACAAGGTTGCCGTTTCTAGTAACATCACCAACCGCAGAAGATAGAGCAGTGACGACGTAGCGAACATCAGATCCTACAACACTGGTTAGACGACGAACCAGGGTGTAGGTAGAATCGGTGTCAGTACCAGCCGCACCAGAAAGGGCAGTGTTTAGAGCAGCACCACCAATCTCAAAAGCAGACAGGTTGTTGAAGTCTGATAGAGCGGCGGTGTAGTCACTTTTCTGGGCATCAATAACGAGTGCCTTGAAGCCAGAACCAGAAAGAGCAAGAAGATCAGGATCGAAATCAATGAGCTTTAGCTGAGCATTGGTTTCTGAACCATCAAGGTCGAACTCGGCTTCAATAGTGGCGGCAGTAGTAGTAACAGAAGCAGTGGGGCTTGCGTAAGCATAACCACGAGCAGAAGAGCGAGGACCAGATAGATCCTGACCCTGCGCGCCAACTAGGTTGACGCCACCAGTGATCTGTGAACCAACTCGGTCGGTGCCGTAGATAGAATCACCGGGGATGTTGCCGAAGCGATCGGTCTGGGGGGTTCCGTTTCCAAGATCACCAGAGAAGGTGAAGTCGAGGAAGAAGATGAGACCAGAGGGGAGGCTCATGGGCTGAACGCTGACGAGATCGTTGGCGATAAGACCAGCGAAGACGCGGCGAACGATCGGGAAGGCGACGGCAGCAAAGCCTTCGACATCACCACCAGCCATGGTGTTAGCCTCACGGAGAAGCTCCTTGGCTTGGTTCTCAAGTAGACGAGCCATAGAGTTTTGCTTGCGCTCAGTCTCGATGCCCTCTAGAAGACCAGTTTTCTTCCACTTAGATAGAAGAGCGTGGGACTCGGCACGCATATCACGGTTGACTACACCCTCGGTGAGTCTTTGTACAATACTAGACATAATTATAAATCCTCCTTAAATTTGATTTAATTGATACCTGCTAGTTTACGCATTCTCGTTGTAAACGGATCAGCCTTTGGCTCTTCCTTACGAGATGCACGGATAATGGAAGTTGGACGGTTGATAGCTTCGCTTAGTGATTGTGGTCTGCTCTTAGGAGCAGCCGACACTGTGCTTTGAAGTGTCTCGTGGATTGTCCTTGCTTCCTCAACCGAACCAGCTTTAGAAATCGCTTCGACAATTGTTTGTTTTTGTCGCTCATTCAGGGAGGTATTTCCTAGCGTGCGGTTGGTGTAAAGGAGTCGTGCATTACTAAGATTTACATCCTGCACATTCTCCTTAAGGGATCCTACTACCTGTTGGTAGTTGGAAAGTGTTTCTTTTAATTTCTTGTTCTCGAAGACTAGTTCTTCTTGCGCTTGCTTTAGCGCATCTAGTTCTTCTTCCATGTCGGTGCTGCGGCGTTTCGCCAACTCAAGCTCCATCTGGTGTTTAGTGTCCTCAGAGGAACGACCTGCCCAACCAGAGAGCGAAGCACCCATGTCTACGGTAAGTTTTTCTACGATTGCGTCAAGGAGAGCGTCGGAGAGTTCTTCGTAAAGCTCTTCGTCTTCACCCTCTTCCATAACTTCTTCTTCCTCTTCGGCTTCTTCAAGACCAGCCATTTGCATCTGATCGGCGTCAGCCTCTTCTTCTGCGGCAGAAGGATCATTGGAGAGCATAGAAGCAACCATTTCCATAATGGAGTCTTCATCAAGTTCCAACTCTTCATCCATTGGCTCTTCTTCTTTCTCTTCTTCCTCGTCTAGAGTCTCTTCTTCTTCAACGCCTTCGCGAAGTTCCTTGAGAGCTTCAGCAAGCTCTGCAAAGTCGATTGTTACTTGGGCGTCGTCGCCCTCGTTTACTCCACCTAGTTCTGCGACATCTTCTGTAAAGGCATCAGGGACGCCCTCAGCGATTTCGTCTTTCTCGACTTCTTCGTCCATTGCGGCTTCGGCGTCGGGAGAAGGTGCGTCTTCTCCACCGAGAAGGGCTTCAAGCTCATCCTGCTCTAATAGCTGGTTGAGGGTTGACTTGACTTCTTCTGAATACTTGTCTATGATTGTGGCTTCCGCATTTTTCATTGCGGCTTCCTTCAGCGCCTTGGCGTCTACGATTGCTTGTTCTAATAACGAGGACATTAACAAAAACTCCTATGATGATGGTTTTCAAATTAAATAGTAACTGTAACTAGTAAAAGACATCGTTTTTAACTAAACGACATCAATAGAGCAGATTTTATGCTATCTATTCTGTTGCTAGGAACTCAACAACTTCAAATAGACCCAACTGCTGTAAGTGTGTTTCTAAAACTGGAGTCTGCCCATTGGAGATTCGCTCTAGAATTTCAGCTTTCACGCTATCCCAGACTGCTTTGTTCCACTCTGTTCTGACGAGTAGCACTTCTTCACTTTCACTAATCGCTTCAGATTTTTCTATGTTCTTATTGTTTATTGTCATGGTCTATTTCCTTCTGGTCCTATGGGAGTCTTCAAAACTCGATAAAAAGCAGACCAAACATTTGTCTGACCGCTGCTTATGACGCGCGTTGAGGGAGCACCTATATTAATCTGCATGTAAAGTGTCCCAGTGTAATCTACCAAAGCTCTTTGGTTGATTCCAGATTCAGTTCCATCTGTCTTGATAGCCCAGCCGGTTGCGTAGCCTCCATTTCCCTTAACCAAACCACAGCGCCCATAGCCGTATTGATTATCTGTGTTAAAAACAGTAAGGGGACTGGCGCTGGTTCTGATCTGTCCTATGTAATTATAACTATTAGTCTGGTCTGATGACCAATATAATCCACTCATTTTACTCGTGTTGTTGCTAGTGTTGGTTGGATCCTCAGAGATCCCAAGAGAAAATTGAGTCCTCGCTGAGCCTATTACTCTAGGGGTGTCTACCCACATTTCAATCGTAGCTCCGGCATCGGCAACTTGTACCGCAGTTCCGTCTGCATAAGTAAGAGGTGTGTAATAGCGTAATCCATCAAAGGTCGATCCATCAACAGAATCACTAGAGCCAGCAGTAAAAGCGTTCCAAGTTACGGTTGTCTCGGTGCCCGAAGTGACAACCCCAGAGGTTCGTGCATTTCCGCCAGGGTCGCTGCTTGACCAAGTTCCATCGCTTAGGTTAACGACACGCCAATCTGGAAAGCCGGCAGCCTGTCCAAGAACCCAGGTGCCATTTACTAAACTGAGATTTGACATTAGTTTGTCCCTATTATGTAAAAGGAGGACACGCCATCTGAAGCGATTGTTACCGAGCCATAATCTAATTCTATCTTGACTCCATTGTTGCTTCCATCGATTGTTTGAGATCCAGATGGTTCTATAACAAGATTGTTGGCTGAAGCGCTTCCTGCTATGTCCTTGAACGTAATGGCTTGTGCTACGTCATAATTGCTAGCTGCACTCAGAGATGCTGTGACGACAGAGCCAGATGTGCTAATCGCAGCAATGCTCTGTTGTGGGGTTACATTAAAACTAGCTGTAAAGGAATTAAAGCCGATCTTGCTTACACCAGTTAAGCCTAGCCCACTACCGTAATAAATTGACGATGAAACATGAGACGATGCTGAAATTTGCGTTGTTGTTAATGTGTTGGTGGTAGAATTAAAAGTTAAATTAGAAGAAGCTCCGAGATCGCCAGAATCGTTAAACTGAATCTGTTCATCGGCTCCAGCCACTACTGGAATTGTAATCTTTCCATCAATGTAATTATAAATTTGTAGGGCGGTGGCTTTCTTGTTGCCGCTCTGATCGACTATGAATAAGTCAGTATTATTCAAGGCTCCTGCATCTGCAAGACCAGAGGCAGCAACCTTAATTCCTGAGTTGGCTCTGGAGAGTCCTGGGTCACTATCTAATTTCACTCTTATGTTATTAGAGTCATCCTCTAGCCCTTGACCAAGGTTTATTTGACTTGCGTTTAGGGTTCCGTTAATGTTAGCGGGAGTCAGGTTGTAGATGTTCTGTCCCGAACCTGAAAGGAAGGAAGCAGATAGTGCGCCCACGATTGTTACATTTGTGCCGTCATAGGTAAAATTTCCATTACCACCTAGGGTGCTTGAGGTGTTGAATTGCACTGACCCATCGGCACCGCCGGGAGAAGCGCTGATTCCCGACAAGTTGGTTCCGTCTCCGTAATAAACAGAGGCAGACATGCCGGCTGAAGCTGTGACCATGTTGGAGAATGTCTTGGTGCCTCCGACTGTCTGATCAGCGTGATCGTTTATCATGTCCTCGATGTTTCCGAGATTTACGCCACTAAATTCAACATCGTCTTTTAAAATGTTATAAGCCATTTATAATCCTTTTTCTCAATAACTAGTTTTGTTTACTTATTTCTTCAAATGCTTCGCAAGAGCATTCTCAATTAGATCAACATAGCCCTGGATGTTCTTGGGATTGTCGGGGTGAAACTCCCATAGCTTTTCTCTATCTCTCTCTCGCTGACTGAGGTAGGTTTCCTTGTGCGTCTCGATCGCACGCTGTAGCTGTCGAGAACCCTCTTTAGCATCCCACTCTGGATAGTAGTAGCCGTGCTCTTTGAAGAACTCGGAGTTGTGGACGATGGGTGTTCCAAAGTACATAGCCTCAAGTTGTAAGTAATTCAATCCATTCATCCAGTGATGACTGACGATTGTTCCTGCAAACTGCTTATGCAGAGCCCAGACCAACTTATAGCGACCTTCAAAAGAGATCTTCTTATCTCTCTTGATGTTTAATTTACTTACCATCGAGAGGAAGGTTTTGTGCTCTGCGAGTTTGAGAGACCCAAAGTTGTAGATGTCGTTTATCAACTCTGGCTTTCTGTTGTAAAGGTCTTCAGCTATGATGCAAGGAATCATGCAAGACTTTACGATGTTGAGGTTGGGCTCAAAGAAAGAGATGTTATTTATGTTGGTTGAAGGCTTGAAGAACGGATCAACTTTGTGGTTTATGTAGGTGTGAGTAACAACGTCAGGGCTCCAAACATAGGGACACACATGCATCTCTGTTTTTTCTAGAATCTCCAACGCTGGAATTGAGAACTCAAAATGTGGAGAGCACCAGATTTCGTGAATGTCTTTCTTGCCGATTCCAGCGTTCTTTGGTTTGAATAGCATACTCTCAAGATCAATTAGGAGGCGGTTGCCGTACTGGATTCCGATTCTTACACCGCCACTCTCAAGAAGAGCATCTGCCGTGTTATTCTCAAGAGCAAAGGCGCACTCCATAATCATGTCGTAATCTTTGATGCTCTCAGCAGTTAAGGGCAGGATGTCTTGGGTTATTAACTTCTTGCCGTGATGTTTGCTTGACTCGGACACCAAGTTTACATCATAACCGGCACCCTGCAATAGTCTGTAGAGGAACCAGACGTTCTGGTTCAGTCCATTACCAAATAAATTCTCATCACATTTGGTTGTGATTCCAATCTTAACATTCTTGCTTATTTTCATTCTTTTGTTCTCCAATGTAAGCACTCGTAAATAGTAGCACGAATCCGTTTGAGAACTAACAAAATGAAAAGGGGGCACCCCCGAAGAGGTGCCCCCTTAGAATTAAACTAAGCAGTTATCAGAAGATGAACCAGCCACCCATTGTAGAATCGTAAACGACCTTGATAGCAGCGTTTGGAACGTCTAGTGTGATGCTGGACTGACCATCAATCGTCTTGCCGTTACCAGCGACGATACAGGTAGCGTCAACACCGTTGTAGTTCTTGATGAACCAGAAGTCACCCTCGTTTGGAGCAGCAGGTAGAGTGAAGGTCTGGGCATCTGCGTTAGCGACAATGTGATGCTCATCAGAAGAGGTAAGAGTCTTACCACCGATGCGAGCAATGTCCTTCATCTCAGCAACAACATCAGTGATGCGGCTATCGAGTGAATCATCACCAGAGACGCGGCTAGAAGCCTCAGAAGAGATTCCTGCGCTTAGTAGGGTGTCTATAGAGCCACGAGCAGTTTCCTCAGCAATTACTCGGGTCTCAAGTGAACCGTCAACAGACTCGCGAAGAGCTAGCTCAACAGAATCGGCATCAGAGAAACGAGTCTGTAGAGAAGCATCAGCAGAGCTACGAGCAGTCTCCTCAACACCCAAGCGGGTCTCAATAGAGCCATCAACGACTGCGAGAGAAGCGTCGGCAGTTGCGCGAGCACCCTCTTCGTTACCAATGCGAGTGTTGATAGAAGCCTCATCAGCATCGTGCATAGAGACGATAGAAGCGTCAGCAGAAGCGCGGACAGAAGCCTCAACAGAGTCAGCATCAGAGAAGCGAGTCTGTAGAGATGTGTCAGCGGTGCCGCGAGCACCCTCTTCAACACCCAAGCGGGTTGTGAGAGAAGCGTCGGCAGCAACACGAGAAGAGGCTTCAGATGAAACGTCAGCATCCATCTTGACTACGATAGAGGCATCAGCCGAATCGCGGACAGAAGCTACAGTAGAGTCATCAGCTTCAATCTTGACGACTAGGGCGTCGTCCGCAGAGACGCGGCTAGAAGCTTCGGCAGAATCGGCAGCAGAGAAGCGAGTCTCTAGAGAAGTGTCGGCAGTTGCACGAGCACCCTCTTCAGCAGCGACGCGAACGTCAACAGAGCCAAACTCAGCGAGAGCGAGAGACTCTTCTTGGCTTAGACGAAGCTCTAGAGAACCATCAGCAGCGGCACGGTTAACAAGCTCAGAAGAGAGGTTGGCTGTGAGAGTTGAATCAGCAGCAGAACGAACACCCTCTTCAGCAGCTAGACGTGTGGTGAGAGAAGTGTCGGCATCGGCGCGGTCAACAAGCTCAGAAGAGAGGTTAGCTGCGAGAGAAACATCACCAGAAAGGCGACTAGAAGCTTCGGCTGTGATTGCAGCAGCGCGGTTATCTTCTTCGTTAGAGACGCGAGTCTCCATAGAGCCCATTTCAGCATCTTGCTCAGAGTCAAGTGCAGAAACGCGGAGATCAACAGAAGCGAACTCAGCTAGAGCTAGTGACTCTTCCTCAGAAAGACGTGTTTCGAGAGAAGTGTCGGCAGCAGCGCGGTTATCTTCTTCGTTGCTGACGCGAAGGTCAACAGATGCGTTAGCAGCAGAAACGTCTACAGAGATCTTGGTCTCTAGAGAGCCGTGGGCTAAATCGTTAGAAGCCATCTCGGCAACAAGCTTAGACTCTTCAGAGCTTAGGCGAGTTGTGAGAGAACCATCAGCCGCCTCGCGGTTATCTTCTTCGTTAGAAACGCGAAGATCAAGAGAAGCCTGATCGGCATCCTGCTCTGAATCTAGAGTAGAGATGCGGGTGTCGAGAGACACCATATCGGCAGCTTCCTCATCCTCTGCTAGAGAGAGACGAGTCTCGACGGAAGTAATTCCAAGGTGATCTTGGAAATCCTGATGGATATCCTCACCATTTGTACCAGTACCAGAAACGCGCAAGACGCCTGAACCAGAAACCTCAAGACCACCACCCTTCCAGAGTGGATCCTGAGTACCCTTTGCGGGAACGTAATTAGACATATAAAATCCTCCTATAATGTCGTAAGATAAACAAGGGCAAAGCCTTGCCTATTCAATGATAAATAGGAACCTCAAACATTAGTGGAAATTAGAAAATGAAGAAACCACTGGTGCCGTTACAATAAAGTTGGATAGATGAATAGGGCACTTCCAAAACTGCTGTATTTGAGTTGTTGATTTTTTGTGATCCTGATGCTGAAATCGTTATGTTATTAGCGAAAGCTGCGCCCCCTTCGTCTTTAACAATAAATGCGTGACCGCTGGATAAAGTGGCAGCATCGGGCAACGTTACAATTACTGGGTTGCTTGTTGAGTCTACTCCGATGATGTAGTTTGACTTGTTGGCTGTATAGTTTGTTGCTGTCGTGACTCTGTTGAGGACTATGCCTGTGTTGATAGAAGTAATCTTATTCTCTACATCTACTCCGAACTGCTCTCCCGATGAGGACATAATAGATAGGGAGCCTGTGCGGACGTGAACATCATCATTGGTGTTTCCGAAGAATGTAGAACCAGAGGCATCAATCTCTATGATGTCTGTGTGGATGATATCAAAAGTGTGGGCGGTGATGTTGCCGGAGATTATGAGATTGCCGCTTAAGTTAACCTTATTGAGATTAGGATTGTAAGTAAAGTTGCTAGAACCGCTAACACCGTTGTCGTCTCCCTCGAATTGTAGAGAATAGATTGGTCCTACCGATGGGGGCGGGGTGCTTTTAAACAAATTGCCATCGTCATCGATTGCAATCAATGTTGTGTTTTCTGGATTCGGGCTTTGACTAAGCCCACTTAGCTGCATCGTTGAACCACTGATAGCTCCAGACACATAGAGGCTGGATGATAGTGGATTAAAAATAAAACTAGACGATCCAGTGATGCTATTGTTGTTGCCCTCAAACTGAATGGAATAGAGAGGTCCACTAGTTGGTGTTGGGCTGCTTTTAAAAACGTTTCCGTTTTCATCTATAGCCAGCAACACTGTTGAATCGGGATTATCAAGATCAGGCAGATCGGTGAGATGCAATGCTGATGCGGTGACGGGGGCATTTACATAAAGGCGAGAGCCATTAAATCTCAGGTTTGGTTCTCCAACTAAGCTTTGCTCTTGATTACCGAGAGTAACGACATAATCATTTATGTCGTTTGCCACTACGCGAGCAACATTTTGAAGGTACATTCCTTCGCCATGAAACTCACCATGAATAGCGTTTGAGTGAGATCCGCCGTTTGAACTTGGGGCAAAGACCAGATCCCTGTTTGCTATAACTGTTCCGGTAAGAGCGTTGTAAGCCATTACAAATCTCCTATTTTAGAATACAAACCAATTTGAGCCGTTGGAGTAAAGCGAGATAGCAGGGCTAGAGCCAGAAATCTCATAAGATGTGGCACCATCAATTGTATCTCCGCTGGAGGCCGAGAGGGTGATTGGACCCGATCGAGAAGTTGATTCATCTTTCACTAACAGAATTCCGCCGGCACCAGCCACTGAGGCTGAATGAACTCTAAACTCCAGAGTAGTGCTGCCACCTATTCCAATAATGTAGTTAGAGTTTGATGATGTGACACCAGATGCCGTAACCGACTGATAAGCCACTCTAAAACCTGTCGTAACCGACTGGCTTGTGTAGGGGTCAACCCTAAAGACAGGAGCACTAGCGGAGGCTCCAACAAACAAGGAGCCAGTTATTTGGTGGGTGTCATCAGTTGTGTTACCAAAAATGGTAGAGCCAGATAGGACTTCTGTGTGATCAATAACAAAGAAACTAGCAGTTACAGTGCCGTTGATCTCGATGTCTCCGTCTAGGGTAACTTTGTTATTGTCTACATCATAAATGAAAGTAGACGATGCAGTTACGGCAGAACCAGAAACATACCTGACGCCCATATTGGCACCAAGATTAGAATCGTTACAATTGACGTATGCCCAACCAAACTGAGCCATCTATCAGCCCACCCCGGCGGAACCTGACCAGCTTGTGCCGTCAGCGGTTGTGGTGCGAGAAGCAGGGATAGAGGTTAGTCCAGCAACAACGTCAAATTCAATACTGGCACCATTCCCAGACATAAACCAAAGCTCAGATACCTTAAACTCATAAACAGGTGAAGCAAACCCATTTTCGTGGGTAGCATTCTTGGCTGTGTGTACTCTGAAATAATTTGACCCAGTTGTTACGCCATATTCACTAAACCCAACCCTTAAGTCGTGGACGCCTGAGGTTGAGCCAGTGTGAGGAACTACAGAAACCCATCGAGTAACATAAGGAAATTCAACCTTAATTGGTGTAGAGCCGCTTATCGGTGCTTCAAGACCGCCCTGTGCAAATGGCTGTCCCGAAACCTGATAAGCTGGTGCATGGTTTAGTCCTACATTCGCTTGGTAGGACTTGATAAAGTTAGACATAAGAAACCTCCGTTTTTACATAGTCGTAAGTAAATAGTCTTATCTATTTCTTTCGCGGCTGGCTTCTTTAG